TTGGTTCCGTTGAAAAGAGCCGTTGTTAAGACAGTCGAACTTGTCTTTGAAACGATGATCCCATCGCTTCCATCTGTCGTGTTGTGTACCCAATCCCCAGCTTCAACATCGGAAAAATCAGCAGCGGTGTCTGTCAGGGTGCTCTTTCCCCCGGTCGCAGCGCCAGCGGAAGTTGCGGTTCCTGTTACCTGGCTTGCCAAAGAGGGAGAGTCTTTTACAGAAAACCTTCCCGGCACCGACGAACTGTCACTGAAACTGTCTGCTAATATTATTTTTTCATACGGAACCCAAGTGACAAACGTGGTGGAAGACCCATCATTATAATCAATGAAATAATTTTTAGACGAATTTTTAAGATAAAGACCCATATAATCCGCATTCAAATCATATTGGTAGGTGTCTGCTGCTGTAGTTATGGAGTCCTCAGCCTTCAAATACCCCGATATCTGCTGTAGCCTTACCGCAGCCTCGTTTAAGAAGTTGTAGCTCGTCAGGTTGTCAATATAACCGGAACCTGAGTCTTCTTCCAATAATTGCCTCAATGCGTATAATAGGGTCTTGCCGTCCATTAGTTGTCTTCTCTTATCATTTGGTCAATAGAGCGTTCACCGTGATAGGTGCCGTAGTTCGCATCACGCCGCAAGTACTCGACGTTGCTGTTGCTTCCAAGCGCACGGCCCATGATTTTCCATGCTTTCATCGCCTGCTTGCGGGTGATTGTTTTACCGTGCGCCTCAATCGGCACACCACACTCCCTCGCAAGGTCAACGAACCCATCAACATTGACACACGGGGTCGTGTCTTTTCTTAACTCATCATGGGCGTTTGCCAAACCCTTTGTCATGTTGGTCCTGGTCGGCATAAGGTCTTTTATCTGCTCACCAAGCGTTTCATAAGCCTTTGCAACCCTGTCCAGTTCCTTCCCCTTAAGGACAGGAATGTCAGCTGAAATCTCATTTAGCAGCACACGCTTTCTGTCAATCTCAGCCTTGTACTCGGCATAGTTAGGGGTCTTGTCAATCGCACCGGATGCGATCTTGCGGTCATAAGAATCAATTTCCTCCTCAAGCTCACGAATCCTTTGCGGATGATACCATACCGGGTACTCGGATCTGATAGACCCTGTTTTTAGCTTTCCTTTCCTGTCGCACGCTCCAAAAAACTGAATTGCCATCTTTATTCTCCTTATTATATTTATTAAGCCCATGATAATGTAGCCCTGTCATCCCACGCACCAACCAATGGACCCTCAATTCTCGTTATTCCATTTGCCCCGTGAGTGTATTTTTTTATTTTCCATCCACCGTCTGAAGTTGCCGCTTTGTGTGTCGGATGAATCGCCCAGTAAAGAATGTTGGCAGAACCATCGTACTCAACCCTTATGTCGTGTTCTTTAAGAGTTTCGTCTGAATATGCGTTCGTACCGTATGTCGCCATCTAAAACTCCTCGACAACCATCTGGAGTGTAAACGCTTCGTCATTCGTTGCACTCGATATGGAAAATGACGTGACACCCTGAATCGGCCATTTCGTGACATCGTTGAGTTCACCGATCACATCCGTATATTTTTTGCGGTCCACGGAGTTTGCGTCTGTGATTGTAAGATCGTATACCGTATCAGTCGACGTCGGCTTGACATAAACCTGACACACAATTCCAGGCACGATGTTCATGGTGCTGCCACTCCACGCACCGGACGATGTCGTTACCGTTGGCTTGTAAACGTGCTGAGACATTAATCACTCAATAACGTCATAAGTTTTTCCCTGCGCCTGCTCGGTTGCATCGGCGGGGGCATGTCATAGTTTGCTGACCGCCGTTGCATCTTGGCGATCATGTCTATCCTGTCTCCAAGGTGTTGAATGTAGGACTGAAGCATGTCCAAACGGTCTAATATTTCGTCAGATTTTTCGTCCATGGTTGTACTCCGCAAGAAAACCTATTAGTTTTTTTTCTGCAACTTCTACGCACTCAGAACAAACGTGCATCTGCATATTATAAGATCTGTTTTGAACGACCTTCGTTGGGGGCCTTTTTTCACACTCACCGCACAAACCCATCCCAGAATCTTCCTTATCGTATTGCCTGAAATCGTCAATGTTTATAACGACTTTTCCGTCCGTAGCGTTCTCATGGTTTTCAGTTCCAACACTTCGGCCTGTAGAAGGAAACCCGACAAAATCCAATATTGAATTTTGTCCATCTTTGGTGTTTAAATTATTAACGTCAAATATCTTGAAATTGTTTGGATGGGTCTTCTCATAGGCGCTTGCCATCGTGTAATATTCATCCCAATATTTTCCGATAGCTTCTCTTTTCGGCAAATCATATGAAGGAAACATGGCGTTTAAATGAGATATTTCCCACATCTTCCAATCCCAATGCACCGATGCGATATCTGTCCAATAATTCGTGTATGGGGTGTTGTGATCAAAAGATTCTACAACGGAACTGCGTTCTCTTTTAAGGCATATAAACTTTGTATCTGGAAGAATAGAAATGGCATCTTCCACATATTTTATCCAGTAAAACCCGACATCTGAGATATACTCTGTCTGGTTCTGGAATAATTGGACAATAACTGAGTAACACCGAAGACAATCGTGTCGCCATGGCAAAAAATACGCCTCGTGTGTTGAAGAAAAGTTTTCCTGTTTCTGAAAAAACTTTGTCAGCGACCACGTTCCGCATCTTCCGGTTCCAAGACCAACTATAAGTTTCGGCATTACAAGCTAAAGTCCTTTCCGTCAAAAAGCCCTGAATGCGTATTGTCAAACACGCTGATGAATATCTTTGAGTTGGCAAATATGCACCTTCCACCGACAAGCTCCGGTGAAAGCGCGACCCTGTGACGCTCGGCCTCATACCCGTTCCAAGCACCCTGGGCAACAGACCCAGGCCAATTAGGGGCAACGACCATCGTGATATTAGAACAATCGTTCGCTTTTTTTAACGCACTCTCCCAATCCTCAAAATGCTCAAGCACATCACCCATAAATAAAAAGTCGTATCTGCGACTTGGCTCGAATTCCATCCAACCAGAAATGAAAAGATTTGTGTATGAAAAATAATGCACCTGGGATATATAGTTTTTCTCGACTTCCACGGCATCGATTATCGTTTCCCACTTATCTTTAAGAAACCTTCCATAATTAAGATCAAGACACTCCCTGAACAAAAAGCCATATCTCCCATTGCCACACCCGACATCGAGTATCGTTCTCGGCAAAAGCGCATGAACCAAATTTACCACCTTTGGGACGGTTGTTATATCAGATGACGGCATTACTTTTTACCGTCCTTCCAATAGCCATGTCCAGTGTTGACTTTTTCCCATGCCGTTCTCAATTCCAACCTATTAAAAGGACTCGCGGTGATCTTTGCTATGTGCTTTACGATTATGTTCTGATCCACTGTTACCTTGATTCCAGCCTTGTTTAGTTGCCAAAAGAAATAAAAATCGTCACAAAGCCGTCTCACGGCACCGTCTTCGTCATACATATCCTTGAAATAAGGAAGTGTAAGACCTTCCAGAACAATCGGATCTATCATTACCGCGCCCGTTCCGGTCATGTCACATTCAAATATCCGCTCGTTCGGCGGGTGATTGATCGCTTCAAATATCGGCACACCATTTTTTTCGTCAATGATATTGTAAATCGTTAACTCAAAAGGATGATACCTAGATACGTTAAGTCCCGTCACAACCGGCTCCTTATGGTCGAGCATCATCGCAATGTAATCAGGTGGATAGATTTGATCCGTGTCCATGAAAAGCAAACGATCATAATTGTAAAGCGCCTCATTTATTGCGACATTATGCCGTTCTGCCGCAGTGAATTGCCGGAACCACCCGAATTTTACTTGCCAACCTTCGGGCAATCGCCAAGTCCCCATTTGTTGTAAAAACTCTGTCTCTGTCCATTCCCTGCTTACCGAAACCGCTACAAGACACTTCATTCAAACCTCCACTGGTATGTATCGTCAATTTCAAGGACACCGAGATGTTTCACAATTATCTGGGTATCACACCACACCTGAGAACCGGAATTGTTCAAGCGTTGAACGAAATTGACATCCTGCATGACCTGAACACTGTTGGTTCCCTTCATGTGCTTGTCACCAAACCAGGGTCTTTCCATGCCATTTAAAACGTCTGCTTCAAACAGCATCACTCCAGTTCCAATGATTTCAGCCTTTACCATTGGCCCCATGTCCCTGGTTATGGGGATCTGCTCATCCGTATTCGGGTCCATGGTCATGCCTATCGGCTGAAATGGTCTTGTGTTCTGTCCTGGTCGGTGTCCTCTTATTGGGACTAGACAGTTTACAACCTTTTTCCGCATCTTCCACCCGTCGAAATCAGAATAGCTAAGATGTCCGACGAGTTTTTTAATCATTTCCTTGTCGGGATATACTTGGTCACCGCCAAGGATTAGAATATGTGATGCTCCCCACTTCATAGCCTCCTCACACCCAATCTCATGTCGCCTTGCAGGGGTTCTGCCGGTGCCGAAAAACAACTTGTAGTTTTTTGGCTTTTCGAGTTCCTCGTATGTTTCCCAGGTTCTTCTCCAGATCATGTCCAGACCCCATGGAATCATAATTGCAAGGCGAATGCTCCCCCAATTTAACCCGTCATTCATTCATACGTTCCTCCAATCGTTGAATTTTGTCATTAAGTTCCTGTATCGCTTTAACGATAGGACCGATAAACTCTGTCATCACAATACCGTACTGCCCATCGTTAATGACAACAAATCCGTATCTTTCTTTTGGTGCAAGCCCATCCACCTCTTGGGCGATGAAGCCGAAATGTTCGACTCCATCGTCAAGAGGCTCTTTGTATCTCCACTTGCATGGTTTTAAGTTTAATATGAAATCCAATCCAAACATCACAGGTACACGATCTCAGTCTTCATGCGTTTATCGGATGTCGTCGTGGAAACAACACCCACCTTGTTGACTGCGGCAACGTTGTAAGACTCGATGATGTACTGGCATGTCGGGGTGAACAATGCGCCAACAGCAGTGTTCGCTGATGGTGAAATCGCCCGACAGTACAGTGTCGCCATTGTTGGTGATTGGGTTCCAGTTCCATCTGACGCAGCAGCCGACCTCGTGTTCGTGGCGACTCCTCGGCATATGAACGTGCAGTCTTCAACACAAAGACTTGACGCAAGGGGGCCACCTGAAACACAGGCTCTCCAACGCTCCGCTTTCTTTGCACCAACATCTCTGAACCGGCACCCTTTTACGAGAACATTTGTCGCACCACGGTTCAGCACAGCCCTTTGAGGATGGGCAGAAGCAGAAGTCGTGACGGTGTTCTCAAATTCGCAATCAAGAACCTTGATGTTATCGCCGGTTCTCGTGACAAATTGATGATACATATCATACGCCATTTCAAACCGGCATTTTGATATTTCAACATCAGAGGCATCAATATACATAAGGCTTGCTGCGGCTGTGATAGACGAACCAGCTAAAAATCTGACGTTGGTGATCATCGTGTCGTCGCCGGTAATCTTTACTCCACGGAATGCTCCATTGACCGTAATCGAGGGCCGATTGTCTCCATTTCCAAGACCAACAACAGTCACTCCCGCCACATCCATCGCAATTGCAGAAGTAATCGTTTCCGCATGGCCGGGAAAAAGATAAATCACATCGCCTTGGTTTGCGGTACACTTGTTGATTGCGGCATCCCAGGTAGCCAGGGGCGCTTTTTCATTAAGCCCCGAATTACTGTCCGACCCGGTTCCACTATCCACAAAATAAATCTGGCCCGTGGTCATATGCGGCCCGATAACCGGAATGCCGTTTATTTTAAATGCTCCAAGTAAAGCCATTTGTCATTCTCCTATTGAGGAAACCGGGGGGCGTCTGACACTCCCCCCGGTGAGGGTTTAGCTGACGATATTCCAGTATATCCAGCGCCAATCTTTCCACATGTACGAGCTGCGGAAATAAACGGCCTGTTTGAACTGGTAGGTTTCAAAGTCAACGGTGTTTTTGGTTTCCGGTTTAACCCGGTCGAACCAACACAGGTCTTCTTTCATTTGAGATTTCCAGACCATGCCCCAATTGTTGGTGTCGTAATCATCCAGTCTCAGATAGGGAATGACCTCATAGCGCCCGTACTGGGGATTGACGTTGCCCTCTGCGGTGTCCAGACCCTTCTGGGTGCCGACAATTTCCATTGCCGAATCAGCCAGGTTGTCGGGAACCACTAGTGCAAGGTCGTCGCCCACTTCAATGCGCTCACCGTCGTCGTTTCTGAAAAGCCGCATCGCTAATCGGGTCGCTGCGACACTGGTTTTATCCAATGCAGACGTTCCAGAATTGTCGAATCCACTTGATGTGGATACAGCAGCCTTGGTGGTGTGAGAACTGGAGACAAGTGCCGCACCCTCTTCAGATGTCATGTAATCAAAAGCAATGGAATCGCAGTATGCGAAAACACGAACGGCTTGTTTTTCCTGCGTTCGATTCGCAGCAACCATCATTTTCTCGGCACGGTTGTCCAGAACCGCGTACTTCTTGTCATCAATTAGTTTGCGCTCGGCCACCACGCCAGCAGCAAACTCTTTATGTTCCACCTTTTTGTGCCAACCCGGCACGATGGGCAGATAGGTTAATTTGCCGTTAAACTCAGGGATGTCAGGCACCCCGCCAACAGCGTAAAATTCTTCCCAGGCAGCTTCAGAGGTGAGCATGTTAAAAAACTTCTCCCTCATGGTCGGCAACTGAGAGTATTTGTCTTCGGCAACTTCCCGCAACCGTTGATCGAGGAGGCGGATAAATTGCGCTGAATCTAATGGGCTAGCCATAATTTACCTCCTGTTAAGCTCTTGCGGTGCAGAAATGATCACCGTCAAACATGAAATCGACAAATTCGCTTCCCGCCTCAGACAGGTCAAGCCTTACGACATGAATAATGTCGTAGTTCGTGGCAGGGGTCTGAGAGCAGTCGATAAAAGAAGCGCAAGTGTCATCGCCAATTCGGACATAAGAGGTGCCAAAATGCCGAATCGGAACCCTTACGAATGTGTCACCAACCGCCGTGTCGTACGGCATGGCAACATCCCATGCAGGTGCGGTGGTGGTTGTATCGTCGGTAATGCGGTACACACCAGCGTTTGAACCACTTCTGCAATAAATCGTGCAGAGATTCGCAACCGGGGTGAAATCGCATCCGTTAGTCGTGGCCGAAAGGCCGTTGGCTGCACCAGCAGTAGCGGTTAGCAGACTCGGTGCCGTTCCGACAGCGGCATTGAAAATCGGCGCTCTCAAAACCGTTGAGGGTGTGATCAATTCCACCTTGACCATCGCACGACTTCCACTGTCGCCCTTAGACCACGGACCCTCGACATTTCTGTAGTCGGTCGTGTTCGTGTGAGGGGCAGCGGCGGCACCAGCGGTGATCTTTTCGGTTTTATAGGTCGAATCATACGACGGAGTGTAGTTATTGGTTCCAATGCACACCCCGAAAGGACGATCCTTGTTTGATGTATCGGCGGCTCCATCTGCGACACCACGGCAAATTACCCCTTCGTCCAACCCGGATTGATCAATACACACAATGCTGCCGACATAAATCGTCGCGGACGGTTTGATCGTGACCCAGATCGGAGGGGGGGCATCGCCACGGTGAACGATAGAAATGCCACCTAAAGCAGCTCTTGCCATTGTAAAATCCTCCTGTTAGTTGTTAATAATCGCCTCTCCAATTCAATGTCCCACAAAAGGGACATCCATGAGAGATGTCCGGCGTCCAGTTTATCCGAACCGTTTTAGGTTCTCCGTCTGCATCGTTTTGCAGAAGGACATGTCCCGAACGAGCGGAGGCAATGTCTAACAGGGCTGTTGTTCCTGATATGCCGTGTATGTCAGCGTCCGTTTCGTAATAATCGGTTGAATTGGTTCCTTTTTTTGGACCACCCGTGTAAAGGGCTTCGTAAATCGTATGGGATACCCCATCTTTAGATTCACCGTCGCCCAACTCATCCCGTTCGACATCGCAGACAAACCCGCAATTCCAGCAGCGCCAGTATCTTCCGTCGTCGCGGCCCTCTCCATAATCTTTGTGACCACGCAAGGAAATGGTGCGGCTGTCGTGCAAGATTCTTTGTCGTCTGACTCTGTGTCGATATCGGCTCAAAACTTACCGCCTCTTAAATAAACGGGCATGTCTCCCTTGAGGGCTTTGGCAACGCTCTCGGTTTTCATGCCGGTTCTTTTAACGAAATCTTTTGCGTATTCATCCAAATCAGGAGTTGCAATCTTCTTCGGCTTCACGCTGGTTTCAGCGGGACCGCCAAGTGCTTCTGCATCCTGATCCTTGTTTTTAGACAAAGGGTTGTGCTTTGCCGTCGCAAGTGCCTTATAATGCCTTGCCATGGCAGCATTGAAGTTCACCCGTGCATCCAGTTGAGGGTTGTTTGAACGATGATCCCAATGGGCTTCAGCGTCACGGTAAATCGCAACAAACGTGTCGTCGTCGTCAATGTCATCTGCCATGTCGAGCATCACATTTCTAGCAGTGTCGGCATACTGGTTTTTCAATTCCGACTCTTTGCGCTGCTCTTCTTTCAATATGTTGATGACATCGTCCCTTGTAGCGACAAGACCCTCTGTTTCTTCTGAATCCTCGTTTAACATGCGCTGTTTTATCATCGCCTCTAACTGATCCACTTTTGACTGTAACGCAGGCATT